GTCGCTCTCTGCTCTCTCCGCGACCTTAATGGCATAGCCAATTGGGTCTGACTCCTTTAATTCAGCAAGATTCTCATTGTCAGCAGGCTGATTGAGCATCTGTTCAATTACTTGAAGTCTTTGAGCATAAGTGTCTCGCAACTGTTTGGCTTCTTCAATTCTCGCTTTTTCGGCTTCCACCGCTTTACGAGTCTCTGCTAAAGCCTGAGTTTTCTTTGTGTAATCTTTTGTGCGACTGTAGCCTTGTTGAAGTTCCTCTAAGGTGACCTCTATTTCTTCATTGTCTACTTTGACTTTGAACTTTTGAGGTTCTTCGGTTACTTCTTCCTCAACTTCAGTTTCTTCTGCATTTTCATCTGTGTAGTCCTCTGAACCATCTTCTGATTCGGCTGAATACTCAACTTCCTCAGATTCCTGTTCTTGTGTCTCTACCTCTGGTTGAGCCTGAGCTTCCTCAGTAGGTGAGTCCATCAAAGACAAAAATGCACTAGCTGCTTCGTTTACACTTACACTTCCTTGCGGATTGGTGTTATCACTCATTGTATTTACCTTTTAGGTAGTTAAAGAATCTTCCACTTTTTCTTCTCAATCTGCTTATCATCAGCGATAGCTTGGATTGAGCTTAAAAGCTCCTCAATAGCCCTGTATTTGACTAAAGACTTCTCTCGTAAGTCCACATCATCTTCAGCACTATTGAATATGTTGTTTTTATACAACAGTTTTTGGTTTTCCACAATACCCATGAAAAACTCATCACTTAGTAAAACTATAGCTCTTTCAGCTTTGTTCATAGATTAGGGATGTTAGGGGTGTTAGAAATACCTGCTCCAATGGTCATAGCCTTTAACTGGGCTTCTGCTTGGAACTCTGCTGTCTTTAATTCTAAATCTGCTTGGGCTTTCTCACGCTTTAACTGAATCTCAGCCTGTGCCTTAGCCATTGCCAATTGCATATCTGACTCAGCTTTCTGTTGGTCTAGAGCCATCTGCTGTTGAGCTTTAGCTTGGTCAATCTGCATCTGAGCCTGTGCTTGAGCCATGTAAGCCTGTACTGCTGGGTCTACTGGCGGTTGCTGTGGCTGTGGATTAGCAATCTGTTGTTCTAGCTCTGGTGGAATCTCTTTGAAGAACTCTTGAGAATCCTTAAATCCTGCAGCTTCAATGAAGCGACCTAGAGTCTGGCGATACTGAGTCAATGTCACCAATGGGTTATTAAAGCCTTGAGTGCCTAGAATCTGCTCTTGTTTCTGCAATACCGCAGCAATCATAGCCATCTGTTGTTGCTTGTCACCAGTTCCCAAACCGACATTAATAGACATATCAAAGCCATTAGTCCACTCTCTTGGGTCAATTGATACATAGCGACCTCTTAAACGAATGATACGAGCTTTATCTTGGTACTTGCATAGTAAGTGTAGGATTTTCTCAAAAAGGTCTTTAACACCTGTTTCTGCAAAGATACGAGCAATCATCTCTACTTTACCTGCTGCAGCGTTCTGAACCATAGCAACCGCAGTAGCAGTCGTATTCTGTAGAACATTAGGGTCTAAGCCTTGGCTTGCTTCGTTTACACCAGTTCTCTTAGCCTGTACTTGGTCTAGATACTGTAGCAATGGGAATGACTGAGATGCAGTCGGTGGCACTACTACAGGAGTTAGAGCATTAGGATTCTTAACACGAATGACTCCATTAGCTGTAACGGTCAATAGGTCATCTAGGTTTACTTGCCCTTCAACCGCAGACATTCTTGGTGAGTTCACCATGTACATATTGTCTAGGATTTGACGAGTCACAGTAGACTTAATCAATTGTAGGTCTGTAGCTCTGTCAGCCAATGATTGACCAAAGAACTTGTGTGGCATTGGGATTGGGCAAACTGAGCAGAATGGCACAAAGTCCACTTCCTCGTTATCCAATACATCTGAACCTGCATAGGTTACTTTACGCAACTCAGCAATACCATCACCATCATAGTCAGTCTTGATGTAGCACTCATACACCTCTACATCTTGCATAGACATATCTAGGCTTGACTGCTCGTCTGGCATCTCACCTCGGTCATAGCGAGCTACTCTTTCCTCAGAGAATGTCAAATCTGAGTAAGTAGGTAAATTCTCTACGGTAGTCTTGTCAAAGCCCATAGCGATTAGTTCGCTACGAGTCACTAGCTTGCGGTGTGCCACAAATGGAGCATCAGCAATAGTGCGAGCTTTCTTAGAGATTAAGAACTCCTCTGGTGGGACATTCTCAACAATCACCTTACCGTTCTTCTTAGTACGCTTGAGCTTAATACTGTATGAATATACAGGTGGTGTTGGCATACCCATCTGGTCTAAACCAGCAGGAGCTACTTCTTCCATGTCCTGACTAACCACTTCTACCTCTGGGTCAGCCAAAAGCATTGTTAGTTCTTCTTCGTTTAAGCCTTCATACTTCTCTTTGGTGACATCTGTCTGCTCATCCCAATAGACCTTAACAACACCGTTCTTCTGCAACAAAGCATCTTTGAACCAGTTATGGAACAAGATTGTGCCTTGGTTATCGTGTGTCAATACCCAGTTAGCATACTCAGTCGCTTGTTTAGCCTTTTCTTCGTCTCCTGCAAACTTAGGTTCAAAACGAACCATCTCGTCAGAAGATGTAAATATTCTTAGTAATTGTGGCAATGCACCATCAACTACCTCTGCAACCTCGCCAGTAACGATAGAGCTACGACCTTCTACCTCGTTACCGTATGGTTCACGATTGTAGTATTCAAGGGCTTTTCTGCGAGCATCAGTAGTCTCAGTCTCAATGAAACCTAGAGCATTTTCAATCTCTGAGTCCAGAATACCTTTTAATTGATTAATATCCATTTATACAATCCACTTTGTGTTTACATTAATTGGTTTAGACCAAGAGCTTTGAGTGTTATCTAGTCCTATTGCCAAGTACCTAAAAGCATCCGAACCATGTGATGCCCAGTCGTGCAAAGGCTTCTCATAGTAAACATTACGCTTTTCGTCAAACTCTCTCCTATAGTTTCTCAGACAATCTACTCCTTGTCTAACTCTAGGCATATTGAACCAACATTTAGGTAGTAATCTTCTTACCGCCTGTATTCCATCATCTACAGATAATCTAGGTAAAACATCTACACTTAGTCCTGCACCTTGTAGCATCTCTAACCTAGACTTCCCTGTTCCTAATTCTCTGACTGACACATCATGTGGTAGCTTATGAGTAGCATTAGTCCACCCATTGTCTCTAATCCAGTTTACATACCAGTCTAAGCCTTGACCATGATTCTCTACATAGTCCATGATTCTGACTTCTTGACCTGTCATCTGAGCCACCCAAATAGCTGTTGAGTCACCCATTCCCAAGTCCCAAGCTGTGAATGTCTGGCATAAGTCATCTCTAGTAATTTCTACTAGGCGATTCTTTTCCTCTAGCTCATTCATCAACTTACCATAGTAAGAGCCTTCTACTGCAGCATGGAAGCTACATTCAAACTCTTGCTGATACTTGTCCTCACCCATCTCAGCCCTAGCTGCTTTCAGCTCTGACTCTGGGACTAGCTTTGTTTCGCTTGCCTTGAACTCTAGCAGACCCCAATCAGGAGTATCTTCTGCTCTGTCTCTTAGGTCTTTAAAGTGGTTCTGTCCTTTAGGTGTTCCAATAAATAGACACCAGCCCATCCTATCTGATAGTGCAGGTCTTAGGATTTCAGTCCATATCTTAGGGTTTTGGTCACCAATCTCATCTAGGATGACACCATCAAAGTATTGTCCTCGTAGAGAGTCTGGGTTATCAGAGCCATATAACTGGATTCTACGACCCATAAAGTCTACTCGCAACTCTGAGATATTCTCAGTACCGCCTAGTGGTCTTGCATACTTACAGAGATAATCCCATGCTACTCGCTTGGCTTGTCCATAAGTAGGAGCAATGTAAGCGTATCTAGGGTTCTCTTTAGTATTAAGAACCGCACTCTTAATCAAGTGATTAATAGCACTAACCGTCTTACCCATTCTTCGGTGAGCTACGACTACTCCAAACCTGTGATTGTCCATCAGCTCGTGAATCTTTAGCTGTGGCTCTCTTGGCTTGTAAGGAATTATTACTTCTGCCAAGTAATCACCATGCTAATAGGCTCGCCATCTGTACCTGAGACATTGTTCTCAATCGGTAGCAGTCTGCCATATATCTTGTAGAAATCGCCCTGATTCTTAGGGTCTGATTTAGCCCAATTGACTAAGCCCTCAATACCACCCAATTCCTCAAAGGCTTGAATGATATTCTCTTTGGCAACTCTTGGTATCTTGTTAGTAGAGCCTTTAGGTCTACCAGCTCCAGCTCTTAGACCACCATGAGATGATTTTTCTTGCTCTAAATTATCAAGATTTGTACTTTCGCTACTATTTTCCATTCCAATCCAATAGGGTGTTGGTTGATGATGTTGCAAGAATACAACAGTTTTACTAATCTAGCAAACCTTCTAGTGGTTTATCGTTTCTCTCTAGTATCTTTACATCTGTAGGGTCAAATACTACAAAGTTAGAAGTTCCTTTGCCAGCATCTCGGCTTGAATTGTCTAGGTATTTAATGCCTTTATACCCCATCTCCTCTAATTCTTTAGTATATTCTTTATCTTTTAAATAAGGTCTTAAAAATTGTCCTGTATTCTTATATTTTGCTTCTGAAGGGCTTATTTTTTCAAACCACTCTTGAATATCTTTTGGCTGTTCTTTTAATGGCTTATCCCAATCAATCATCTTAGGGATGTATTCATCAGGAATGTCTACTTTATATAGATTTCCAGATTGAAATCCTATTTCCATAGGCTTTACTTCATCAATAAATTTAGTTTGAGTAGGATAAAGTTTTTTAGCTTCTTCTTTACCAAATTTATTAATATCAACTAATAAGTTGGCTGTATCAGAGCCATAAGGATATGACTTCCCTTCATACATTACAGAATGAGGAATTACTCCTTCTTTTGATGTATAACTTGCAGCCACATTAGGATTTTCAGCAAAATACATCCCATGCCCATAAGCCTGTTGCCCTTCACCAGTTCCTACTTTAGACATATCAAACTTGCCTAAGATATTGTGAGGAGTCCCATGATAAGCAATCATACCTACAGGTGCTATTCCTAGCTCACCTGTCAATACATCAGAACCTAGCTGTGCCATTGCATTTCTATCAGTCACTTGGAATGGTCTGTCAGGATTAGCAAAAGCCTGTCCCATCAATGCCTGTCTTTCAGCTCTTGACTGTAATAGACTTTGGGCTGCTCTTTGTGCTTGTTCCTGTGGATTAGTCAAAAGACCATAGACTCCCCTCTTGAGCTGGTCTGCTCCTGAGTAGATGGCAGGTAATACACCGCCTAGAAGTCCTTGTGCCATATTTATCCTTAATGCAATGTCTTTTGTTCGCCTATGAAGCTAATAGTGTCTGTGTCTAGCCTATCAGATAGTGCTAGTAATTCTTGGTAGAACTCTGTTAAAAAGTCCCATTTATCGTGTAAGCTGTCAAATTTTTCTGGTAAGCCTTTGATTTCTATCACCATTTTTCACGATTAGCCCAAAACGCAGCCGAAAGTTTACCCTTGGCTATGTTCTTAGCATGACGAGCTTTAAATGACTTTCGTCTTGCTTTGTCGGCTTCAGACTCGCCTTTCTTTGCTGGTGAGCCTGATACTCCCTGTTGCCCAAAGCGGATTGTCTTGACTGTATCGCCTTCCTTGGCAACAACAACATGAGACTTAGTAGGGTGATTTGGTGTTTTTTTTGGTTGGTTATATCCCTTGACACCTAATCTCTCAAAGAGCTTAGCAGCATCTCTAATCTTCATTTTTTGAACTTTGCAGTCTTGGCTGCAGCCATAAAGTCAGCCTTTGAAGGAGCTTTCTTTGAGCCAGCCTTGTTCATCTTCTCGCCAGAGCCTTCAGCGATACGCTTGCGTTTAGCATGGATATTACTGTAGAGACCTTGTTTCATTTCTTGTACCGAGCTTTCTTACTAGCTTCGCTAATAGCAATTGCAATAGCCTGCTTAGGGTTAGTGACCACTTTGCCTGACTTGCCTGAGTGCAGAGTACCTTCTTTGTACTCGCCCATGACTTTGCCAATCTTGGCTTGTTTCTTAGTCATCTTCATATTCTTCTTCCTCAGTAGCTACTTCAAATTCGTCACATCCATTGGCTTCAGAACACATGAACTCAAATTTCTCGCAGAATCCCATACCTTTTTCAATGCCACAAGTAGGCATTTCTTTAGGTGTGCAGAAATACTCACAGTCCATACACTTAGCCACAGGCTTATCTGTGTAGTTAGCATAGACTTCGGCTTTACGCTTATTACCTGCGTTTACGACCTTGTCTTGAGTTGCAAGAGGGCATGAAGATACATCAGACTCCAATAGACCGCCTTCTTTGCTTTCTGCCATCTCAGGCTTACCGCCTAGTAATCCGACTGTTATCTTCATAGAAATCCTAAAAAAAATCCCCATATTGCAGGGGATAAAATCACTTCTCTGTGAGGGGTTAGGAAATTTAGATACAATTTCCCAAGGCAATCTTACAACATTTTTTAAGATTCAACAAGTTTTTATTGATGTCTTGCAAATTTTCCATGAACCATATTTCTTAATTCTTTAGCAACTTTCATTGCTTCTTCTTTATTTTTATAACTTCCACCCTCATAAATTTCATTGTTAGCAGCTATTTTTACTCGCCATTTTTGAGTGTCTTTTCTCCAAACAACTCCTTTTTGACCAGATGTATTTCGTTTTGAAAGTTTAGTATTTTGTTGGTTTTGTTCTCTAGTTGCTTCTCTTAAATTTGTAATTTTATTATTTAGTTTATTCCCGTCAATATGGTCTACAAACTCAGGGGTGTACCCATAGAACATAAAAAATATTAC